ACACGAGCGGCGGCATATTGCAGGACCTGGAGCCGATCAGCGCCCAGCGTGTCAGCCTACAAGCGAAACCGGGCAGCTACAGGGATTATACGGTCTATATCGATGGACGGCCGCACAATCCGGCGGATCTGCTGCATTTCACCTATAACCCGGACCCGACATACCTGTGGAAGGGCCGCGGTATTACGGTCGTTTTGAAGGATATCGCGGACAATATCAAACAGGCGCAGAAGACGGAAAACGCTTTCATGAGCAGCGAGTGGAAGCCTTCGATCATCGTGAAGGTGGACGCGCTGACAGAGGAATTTTCTTCTCCGGAAGGCCGGGAGAAACTGCTGCGGGATTATATCAAACCGTCCTATGCGGGGGCGCCCTGGATGATTCCGGCGGAAGCGTTCGATGTTACGGAGGTCCGTCCGCTGACACTGAACGACCTGGCGATCAAGGACACGGTCGAACTGGACAAAAAGACCATCGCGATGGTTATCGGCGTGCCGGCGTTCCTGCTGGGTGTGGGCGACTTTAACCGGGACGAATGGAACAACTTTATCCAGACGAAAGTCCGGTCCATCGTGACCGGGATTCAGCAGGAAATGACCAGGGCGCTGATCATCAGCCCGAAATGGTATCTGTCGCTGAATCTGTGGAGCCTGATGGATTATGACCTTGCCAGCGTAAGCAGCATCCTGCTTGCCGGCGCGGACCGCGGTTATGTGAACGGCGACGAGTGGCGTGACCGGATGCACATGGCGCCCGCCGGGCTGAAAGAATATAAGGTGCTGGAAAACTATATCCCGTATGAGGATTCCGGAAAGCAGAAAAAGCTGATTCAGGACGGAGGAAATTGAGATGGCATACAGATGCGGACAGGCGATCATCGGACGGGCTGAAGATCCGATCAGATGCAAGGTGAGCGGCACGGTGTGCGCCCATCAGCGGATGTGCCTGATGGAAGGGCGGATTGTCCTGACGGACGGGGCGCTTGAATGCCCAGCCAGGGATGGAAAGATGCCGGAGCCGGTAACGGAACCGGAGAAGAAACCGGCGGCAAAGAAGCCGGCGAAAAAAGGAGCGAAGACGAAATGATCACGCGGGACAAAGACAGACAGGTAAGGCCCGTCAGGGCTGAATTCCAGACACGGGAGGATGACGACGGGCGGATGCATATCCGTGGCTATTTCGCCGTGTTTGATGGAGTGTATGAAATCGGGCCGGGAATGACGGAAAGCATCGACCGGCACGCTTTCGATAAAACCTTGAGCGGAGATGTCCGCATGCTGGTTAATCATGACACGACTCTGGTTATCGGTCGGACAAAGGCGCACACGCTAGAACTTGGAGTAGACGAGCACGGCTTGTGGGGAGATGGTCTGGTCAATCCGAAAGATCAGGACATTTTGAACGCAAGAGCGCGAGTTGAACGTGGCGACGTTGATCAGGCTAGCTTTGGATTCGATATCGTCAGCGAGGAAACCGAAATCCGCGCAGACGGATCTGTCCATTGGACTATTACGGAAGTCGTGCTGCATGAAGTCAGCATTTGCACATTTCCTGCGTACAAGGATACAAACGTTTCAGTTCGCGAGGAACAACGCAAAGAACTGAGCGAAAAACGTCTGAACGACTGGAAACAGGCCGCGATGACGAGAATTCACAAGGAGGGCTGAAACATGGCTCTGAAAACACTGATGCTGCGCCGGCAGATCGATCTGAAGAAAAAAGCCCTGGGCGAGCTGAATGATAAGCTGAGCGGATTTGCTTCCCGCGAGGCCGAGCTTGAACAGGCTATTGCTGAAGTCGAAACCGACGAACAGCGCACGGCGGTTGATGAGGAAATCGCCGCTTTTGAAGCTGAGCGCTCTGATACCCAGACGGCCGCTGACCAGCTGACGGAGGAGATCCGCAACCTGGAAAGCGAGCTTGAAGGTGAGGAAGCTCAGCAGAACACCGAACCGGCGCCTGCCGGGAACACCGAAGCGGAAACCGCTCCGGAAGAAAACAGAGGAGGATTTACAACTATGAACCGTCGTTTCCGTGATTTCAATCAGCAGGAACGTGCTGCGTTCCTGGAAAACGAAGGCGTTAAAAGCTTCCTGGGTGAAGTTCGCGCCGCGATCAAAGAAAAACGCGCCCTGACCGGCGTCGGCCTGACTATTCCTGAGGTTATGCTGGGCCTGGTCCGTGAAGAGATGGCCGCCGCTTCCAAGCTGCTGCCGTTCGTCGACCTGCGCAGCGTCAGCGGCAAAGGCCGTCAGAATATCATGGGCAAGATTTCAGAGGGCGTATGGACCGAAATGTGCGCCAACCTGAACGAGCTGAACCTGTCCTTTAATCAGGTTGAGGTGGACGGCTTTAAGGTCGGCGGTTTTGTCGTCGTCTGCAATGCCGTTCTTGAAGACAGCGATATCGCCCTGGCGAGCGAGATCATCACCGCGATCGGCAAAGCGATTGCGAAAGCACTGGACAAGGCGATCCTGTTTGGCGATGGCTCCAAGAAGCCTGTTGGTATTGCGAAGCGCCTGAGCGTTTCCAGTGAACCGGCCTGGTGGGGATCCAATGAACCGGCCTTCACTGACCTGCATACGTCCAATATCCAGACGATCAACGTCAACGCTCAGAGCGGCGCGGCGTTCTTTATCGCCCTGCTGTCGAAACTGGGCATTGCGAAGCCTGTCTATTCCGGAGATGGACTGTTCTGGGCGATGAACCGGAAGACCCATCTGGATATCATGGCGAAAGCTCTGGCCGTGAATGCCCAGGGCGCCTATGTCGCCGGCACGAATCTGATGCCCATTATCGGCGGCACTGTTGTCGAATTCGACGATGATGAAATGCAGGATTATGAGATCATCGGCGGCTTCGGCGGCAACTATCTGCTCGCGGAACGCGCCGGAATCGAATTCGATTCCAGCAAGGATTTCCTGTTCCTTCAGGATGAAACCGTCTTCAAGGGCACGGCCCGGTACGACGGCCGCCCGCTGGCCGGCGAGGCTTTCGTGATTGTGAATTACAACAACACCGATCCGACCGTAACCGCCGACTTTGCTGATGATGACGCGAACAGCGTGCAGAGCATCCGGCTGAACACCAAGACTGCCGCGATTGCCGGAACCGCTACCTTCCAGCTGAAGGCGATTACCAAACCCGGAAAGGGCACCGTGACCTGGACTTCCAGCGCTGAAGGCAAAGCGACTGTCAGCAGCACCGGCCTTGTTACCGGTGTGACCGCCGGCACGACTCTGATCACCGCGAGCTGCAACGGCCTGACCGACAGCTGCACCGTGACGGTGACCTGATCATCGGAAAGCAAACGACTGATACGGAGAGGGTAACAGCATGCGGACGATGATCGCTATACCATGCCTGGACATGGTACATACTCTTTTCTTCGCATCGTTTTCGGCGATGCGGAAACCGGAAGGAACGGAACTCGCCATTGCAAGCTGTTCCCTCGTTTATGAGTCGAGGCATACGCTGGCGCAAAAGGCGGTCAATGACGGTTTCGACCGGGTATTGTGGCTGGACTCTGACATGACTTTCGAGCCTGATCTGCTTGAACGGTTCGCCGCCGATCTGGACCAGGGGCTGGAATATGTCAGCGGACTCTGCTTTACCCGGAAGGAACCGGTCAAACCGTGCGCCTATGAGGTATGCAGGCCGGTTCCCGGAAGGGACGGCAAAATGATCCCGACGGCTGAAAGTTTTAAGGAAATCCCGGACGGACTGTTTGAGATTGAGGGAAGCGGACTCGCTGCTGTGATGATGACCACGGATCTGATTCGCAGGGTCGGTCCGCTTCCTTTCTATCCGCTGGACGGATTCGGGGAGGACCTGACCTTCTGCCGGAAGGCAAGAGAGGCCGGTGCAAAGCTCTGGTGTGACAGCCGGATACAGCTTGGGCATATCGGCACGACAGTGTTTAACAAAGATACCTGGATCAGGTTGAAAGGGTGAGAGCATGAGCGTAGATACACGGGACGCGCTGGCACTGGTAAAGCTGAGGCTGAACCGGCTGCCGGCTGACACTTCCCTGGATACTTATCTGGGTTATCGGATCGCGGCCGCGATTGAAGAACTGGAAGGGACCGGAATCAAACTCGATGACGGGAACGAAGATCTTCTTCTCGTGGTGGATACGGCCGTATGGCAGTATCAGAACCGGGACAGCGGAACGGGCATGCCCGAATGGCTGCGGCTGAGACGCCGGGAGCGGTGGCTTCAGCAGCACAAGCGGGAGGCGGATGCGGATGATTCTTGACAAGGGAATCTGCACCGTGTTCCGGGAAACGGATGCCGCGGCGGCCGGGGCGATGCCGGTCAAATCCTATACGCCGATCTGGTGCAGTTGGTACGGCGAGCTGAGCTTTGAAACGAGGCCCGAATGGGAAACCGACGGACGGAAGGAACAGCATGCGGACGGGCGGATCAGGATTCTTCAGAACCGGGGCATTGCTCAGAATGATGTTGTAATCCTGGAGCAGCTCGCCGCGTATAAGGATCGGTCCGCGAACGCGATCGTATATCGGATCACCCGGGCCTTTCACGGGCAGGATGACGACGGGCCGACGCCGATCTCCGACCTGACGCTGGAGGTAGTGAAGCCGTGACGCGGGATGAAATCAAGGCGCTGCTGGTAACGGCAGATCCGAATATCAAACATTATTTTTCCATGTCGGACGCGGAAAGTTATTCCTATTGGGAAGAAACGCTGAGGCTGCCGTTTATGGCGGACGATGCGCACAACTCCGCGGATCAGGCATGGCGTTTTTATGTCCACCGGTACACCCGGACGGAAGGCGACGCGATCGCCCAGGCGATCTTTGATACGCTGGACGCTGATCCGCGCACGACGGTGCAGTGGCTGACAAGCTATGACAGCGAATCCGGATACATTCATCATATCTTTGAATGTGAGGGATACTGATGGCAGGCTTTTCCTGTGAAGGGCTGGACGAACTGATCATCCAGATGCGCAAAATGGGCCAGACGAACGGCCCGGTTGTCACTGAGATGCTGGATACGGCCGCGGAGATTGTCCGCGAAAGCTGGAAAGAAGCAGCGGAAAGAAACGGCCACGTCGATACCGGCGCGATGGTTGCTTCCGTCGACTTTCCCGTAAAAGGCGACGCGAGAGCGCTGTACCGGGATATTTACCCGCAGGGCAAGGATGCCAAAGGCGTAAGCAACGCTGAAAAAGCATTTATCCTGCATTACGGAAAATCAAGCATGGCAGGTACCTATTGGGTGGACGAGGCTGAGATGAAAGCCGGCCCGGCGGTTGTCGCCGCCTGTCAGGAAATATGGGACCGCTTCCTGCAATCGGGAGGCGGTTAATCTTTTAAGGAGGTAAAAACCTATGGCTTTTATTGGCATGCGCCATGTGGTGGGCGCCCTGATTACGAATGAAACCGCCGGATCTGAGCCGACCTACGGCACCAGCGGCAGCGGTTTTGTTATCGGCAAGGCGATCACCGGCAACTTGACCATCAACCGCAACAACAATCCGCTGTACGCGGATGATGCGATTGCGGAGGATGACAACGGGATCACGAGCATGGACCTGGAGCTGGGCCTGGACGATCTGATGGAGGATATCCAGGATAAGATGGGCTTGCTGAAGGCCGTGACCGCCGGATCTCCGTCCGTCACAACCTATTACGATACTTCCGCATCCGCGAAGGCGATCGGCCTGGGTTATATCCGGGTGCGCCGGAAGAATGGCGTAACGAAGTATCAGGCTGTCTGGATTTACAAGGCGATCTTCTCCAAGAACAGCGAGAACAGCCAGACGAAGGGCGAAAACATCGAGTGGAATACTCCGACGGTGAACGGACGCTGCTTCGGGCTGCCGATCGACTCTACCGGAGATCTGAGCTACCGGAAGATCCAGAATTTCGACACGGAAGCCGACGCGGCTACCTGGTTGAACGGCCTGGCGAATTACAGCGCGACCTGATGAATGCTGACCCGGGCGGGGTGTTCCCCTGTCCGGGCCTTTTTTAACAATGGAGAGGAGAAAAACATATGGAGAGTTATGTAAA